AGCCCGCAGATACCTACAATTTTTTTCATAAAAACCTCAAGAGAATATTATATAGTATTACTGTTATAAATGTTCCTATCATTACACTATACCAGAAACCTATTTTTGTTACTAGTATCCCTACTATAACAAAAAATATGAGGCTTGTCAATACGAAATATATAGTCTCAAAAGAAAACTGTTGAAAAGTCTGTGCATCTACACCTGACCACCACATGAATATCATAGAAAGAAAGGCTGTAAAAGGTATACCCATTAAAAGAGCCGCCATTGTTGCGTTTCTTTGTGCCATCATGCTAACTGATGCCACTAATAACCCTGATATAATTACTTTTAAAATGAATTCCATATGTCTAACAGTCCTAACTTTTCTATCTTTGTATTTACTCTATCATCATTTTCTTTTTCTTTGTCTATAATTTGATTTATTGTAAATGAATGTATTGTGTCTTGATTTATGAAATCTAGTAAGTATTTCAATCGTTCTTGTCCATCGAACTGCGACTTTAATAAATGTGAGAGTTTTTGTTTTATATTTTTATCTAAATTTTTTAATGACATATGTTCTGGATAATCTAATAAATCAAATCCAGGCATTTTGTTAAACTTCTTAAATGAATATTCAAATACGTCTTTCATTAAATGAATATTAAAGACGTTTGCTACTGTATGCATACCTAAATCAATATTATCAGTTTTATGTTCTATAAAATGATTTACAGTTTTATCAACTGTATCCCATTTGTGTGGAGGTCTAAGTATTTCATTTGCCTCACCTATTGCATCAATACTGAATATAATGTTCACTTCTTTTAATTTAGACCACAAATCAAATATTTCTTGTTTTGGTATTATAGTTCCATTAGTATGATAATATAATTTTATATTTTCTGGTTTATCTGATTTGTTTATAATCTGTGTTAAAAAATCTGCATGTTTCTTATCTAATAAAGGCTCACCACCAACAAATTTAACAAAATCTAATTTAGATAAATCAGTATCATAATATTTCAAGTCAAACGAATCAACTGAAACATCAACTGACATTCCAGGATTGTTTATTAGTTTCCATTTACTACTAAATCTTTCATTACACATTCTACATGTTAGATTGCAATGCGTAGACAAAGCAGTTTCTATATATCTTAACTCTGGTTTACTTCCTATAAATTTATCGTATTGTTTAAATCGTTGTCTAAAAGATTGTACGCCACTGTCTTCTGCACGCCAACATTTTTCACACATTGAAAGTCTTTCACCTTTCAACATCTTATCTCTTACGTCATTAAAAAATTTAGAATTAAATGCGTTATGTAACCCATCTGATAATTTGGGTACTTCGTCAATATTTGGTATATTATTTTCTTCTACAAAACAACAAGGTAGTACAGTGCCATCTATTTTAAGTCTGGCATGAGACCATAACAATGAACATGCTGATGAATTATCCAATTACAAATCCTAGAGGAGCAGATCCGTCAGTGTACGTCTGCAAGTCAGTTTCTAATTTATCAAGTAGGACATCTGCCTCTTGTTTCATTGCATCACCATTTAATGTAACGCCACCTTGTGCGCCTGGTAATGAACCAAATTTACTTCTCGCCTCGCCTAACATCTTCTTACAATATGCAAGTGTATAATCTCTCATCCAAGATTTTAAATAAGGGTCTTGTATTAATTGTTCTTCTGGTCTTTCAAGATGAACATGTAATAATACCATTTCGTCTGCCCTCATTTTACGTAATAATTTTAACTTTTTAGTTGTTGGATTCCAAATGAATTGAATATCAGTAGCCGCAATTCTGTTTAATGCCTCACGATATTGTGAGAATGCATCATATGTAGCGATACCACCAATGTGATTATTTAAAAAGAAATATGAATTAGCATATGCTAGTTCAAAAGGATCCATATCAACGCCACCTGATATACCATGACCAAAAGAACGATGCCAAATTTGTTTAACTTCCATTATTTCTTTTGGAAGTGTATATTCATCTACATCTTTCTTTAGTTCTATTGAGTAAAAATCTTCTTCAACTGCATTTTCGGATCTTTGTTGAATTTTAGATATAGCAACTTCAACTGCTAAATCGTAATGATCCGGGTCTAATTCAATATCGACCATGCCGTCACCAAGCAGTAATCTTACTTCTTTAATTAATTCGTTTCTAACTTTGCTATTCTTTGGCATTGATTATCTCCAATATAATGTATTTATCATTTTGAGGAGGTAATAAAAAACCCACTCCTAAGAGTGGGTCTTTAAATTGTTTATATTAGCTAATTTTAGTTTAGTTCAAAACCACGTGCAACTGGCATGTCTTCCATAAATGCTTTATGTTTTGCAACATCATAGTTCATATTATGACCTTCATGTGTTACTTCAAAACCATTTATGTTGTCAATAGTTGATACTTCATATGGAATGTCTGTATATGTTTCGTAATCATATGTAATACCACAATCATTATTCATCCATGTTCTGAATGCTGGAACGTGATGATTGTAAACGTCATGGTGTCTTGCATTCATAAATGTAATAGTGTACGCAGTTTTGTTTGCATCTGAAGGATGCCAACCATAGATTTTGATATCTTCGTATACCATTTCTTTTAACTGTTTTGATGATTTAGTGCCGGTATCAGCAATATATTCATCTAATTTGATTCTTAAGATTTCTGCAGGATCAATTCCTTCATGTGCATTTTTTACTGCATCAGGAATAGTGACTTCTGCAAAATATAATCTTTTCTTATCGCTCATGTAACTTCTCCCGGGATAAAATTATTATCTTTAAATGTGATACTCGTCAGTATCTACTGAACTATTTATCAAAAAACCTTAAGAAGTAGGGTATGTTCGTTAATTCTGCCATTCATCTTAGTCTCGACAGATTTGATAGCAGAAAACTCTTTATTTAATGAACGTTTTGTTATCTTTTTAAATATAGGTAATTGCTCTTGTGGCTTACGTAGTGTCTTTTGTAGACTTTCATCTTCTTTGAAACGTATCATTGTAGTTCCTTTTACACTAAGACCTGAGCCTTCTCTTCCTAGACCCATTGGATCAACACTACTTGCATGATAGACACCTACTTTACGTGTCTTTGTATTATAAACAACTGCTATACTGGCTCCTACTAATTCTATAGGATTGATACTTACTGAACCTGACTCTGTATGTTCTTTACAAAACTTAAGATTTTTAACTAGTTTTTCTGCACTAACTGGTTTCTTCTTACGAGGCTTTCGGTCAAATTTTGCATTAGCTATAATCATATCACATGCTTGTACAATAGATTTGTACATTTCATGCATTGCTTTGATTTCAGATTTTTCTAGATGTTGGTAACCTTCAATTAATTGATTGTGCCAATCAAGTTCTTTTTCGGTCATATTTTTTGTTGAAGGTGGATTGATAAGTTCATCATATTCTTTATAACATCCTTCATATAGTTCTTTGATTATCTTGGCATGATTTGCTTTTGCCTCTACTTTACGTAATAGACTTAAAGGCTTAAAAGTTTTTAAAGCACCAGTAGTCATTTCAAAACTATTGATAAAATCATCAATATCATTAGTCATTGAATATGCTTTCAAACGTAGCAATTCTTGAATACTAGGTCTATGTATATTCTTTTTCTTTTGTTCTTCTTTTTCTTTTTCGTCTTTTTCTTGCTTTACTAACTTACCCTTTTCCATTGCTTTTTCTATTCTTTGTTTGATAAAGTTGGAAGCTGGTTGTATATGTCCTGTTGTACCTGCAAGTGTTTGCCAATAATCATCTTCTTTTTGATTGAAGTCTGGCATTCCGTCTAGTAACAACTTACAAGAAATGGCCGCAGTAATACTTAATTCATAATCAGGTGCAGATTTTACACAACGAATATCTTCTTTTGTGTATCCATTCTTTTCCATCCACTGAATAGCAAAAGGATATAAATCTGCTGGCTTATAGTTTTGATAATAAAACTCTCTAGCGGCTTGATGTTTACGATGAAATACTTCACCCGTCCAGGTTTCCCAACCTTCCCATTTAGGTGATTCAAGTTTTGCTCCTCTACGAGGTGAGGCTCTCTTGATGTTTTTCTTTCGTTTTGCCAGTGCCATTAAAGGACTCCTATAAGTTGTTACGAATCAAATTTATTATAATTTCTATTTAACAACAATACTCGATTTTTGTCAAGTTTTAACTTGATCCGTGTTGTTATCAAGAAGTTTTACATCTTCCATGATGTCTTTTTGCAAAGCATTTATCAATAAGGCACTTCTAAATTGGTTGGAATGATTAGGCATAGTACTATGTAATGTTCTACCATCATACATTAATACATCACCTGGTTTAGCTAAAAATTGTTGTCCTTCAAGTAAAAGTCTTTCGTTATAGGCTTCTCGATTCTCTTCCAAATCTTCGAAATCAATTTTTTCTAAATGTGATCCAGGCAAATATGCAGTACCGCCATTTTCTAAAGTAAAGGGATCTAGTGGTATAATTATTTGTACTCCTAATACTCTATCTGATTGATTAAATTCTTTAAATCTGTAAGGAGTATCGATATGTGCATAAACTTTTGAGGATCCACCTCTTGTTGTAATACAATCAACTGCATATATTCCCCATGCACCTTTTTGAAATATTGCATCAATATGACTTACTAATCCCCAAACTACAGGTTTCCAAAATTCAGACGGTGGTTTTGTAGTCCACCAAACATCATATTCTCTACCTAATTCATGTGAATCGTAATATTTCCCGTCACATGCGTTGCCTCGATGAATTCTTTCTGGATTTAATGCCCATAATTTGAATTGTTGTATTGCAAAACTTGGTAAATAGTCTCTTACAACAATATAGCCTTGATTATTATCGTAGTTCATGCTCTTTCCCTTTAAATCTATTTAGTTATAATAAGATAAATACGTATAGAAGTCAAGGAAAAAGATATGCCAAGATTAAGTTTATGGAACCCACGTAAGGGAAATGATTATAAGTTTATAGATAAAACAGTGAAAGCCCACTTTGAACATGGTGGAACTTCACTACTTGTCCATAAATATTTAGGATCACAAGATACAACTGATCCAAATTATGACCCTACAAAACCAGCAATTCAAGACTTGCTATTCATGGAAAATCGTGATAGAAAATATGACGATAACATCTATGACTTACGTGGTGTCTATACTGTTACAGACCAAGATATGGACTTATCTCAATTTGGTATGTTCTTAGGGAACGACCAAATTATCTTTACACTACATCTAAATGATATGGTTGAAAAGATGGGAAGAAAGTTAATGACTGGTGATGTAATTGAACTTCCTCATATGAGAGAAGACTTGTTACTTGACGAGGATGCTCCGGCTGTAAATCAATATTGGGTGGTACAAGATGCATCAAAGGCCGCAGAAGGCTTTGATCCAGGTTGGTGGCCACATATTTGGCGTGTACGTGCTAAACAATTACAAGATACACAAGAATACTCAGATATTCTTGGAACAGGTGAAGAGGCAGATGATTTAAAAAACATCTTGTCTACTTACAATAAAGAACTTCAAATCAATGATGCTATTGTTGAAGAGGCTCAAGAAAATGTTCCAGGAAGATATTGGGATTACAGAACAAATAATCTACAATATGTACAAGAAGGAACACATCCTAAAGATTTAGATATGGCGACAGTTGCCAGTGGTACACAGTTTCCTAATGAACCAGCAGAATACACATACTTCTTACGTACAGATTATTCACCTGCTAGACTATTTCAGTATAGAGATGATAAATGGTACAAAGTTGAAGACAGTGATGGTGGTTGGGAAGTTGGACATCACTTGCATCATCAATTTATTAATAATGACGGTGTCGTTAAATTAGAAGATGGTACTGTAATTGCAGGTAAAGTTAATTTATCAAAAGCAATTAAACCAAAGGTAGACTAAGATGGCAATAAAACAAACTCATTTTTATGATGAACAAATAAGAAGATATATCTTACAGTTTATAAGATTATTCAGTGGGTTCAGCGTAAAAACAGGAAAGAAAATGAATGACGGTACAACTGATTATTTCATTCGTGTACCAGCACGTTATGGCGATATATCTCGTATGGCCGCTACTATCATGAAAGGTAATTCTGAAAATATAGTTAACTCTGCACCATTCATTGGATGCTGGATACAAAGTTTACAACCAGATAGAGCAAGAGTACAAGAACCATTTTTTAACGATGCAGTATCAGTTACAGAAAGAAAATTTGATGAGAACCAACAAAAATATGTTAATGAAACAGGTAATAGATTTAATGTAAGAAGACTTATGCCTGTCCCTTATCTTTTAAATATGCAAGTAGATGTTTGGACAAGTAATACTGACCAAAAGTTACAACTTATGGAACAGATTTTAGTACTGTTTAATCCAGCACTAGAAATACAACACAACGATAACCCTGTAGATTGGACTACTATTACTACTGTAGAACTTACAGATATTCAGTGGACAACTAGAGCAATACCGGCAGGTGTTGAAGACCAAATAGATATTGCAACAATGTTTTTCCAAATACCAATTTGGATTAATCCTCCAGCACAAGTAACAAGACAAAACGTAATTAGAAATATTATACACAACATTTACAATTATACAGATTTAGATACACTAGACTATGATCCAGATGCTTTTGAATTCTTTAGTGATTTACAAAAACAATCAAGTGTAATAGTTACACCTGAAAACTTTTCACTAAAAGTAACAGAAACTAACGGAGATTATATGTGTCAAGTATTGAGAAATGGTAATTATGATGATGGTGTAAAATGGGAAGACGTTTTAAAATACTATGGAAATCTTGATGATGGCATATCAAGACTTAGACTTAAATATCATGGTGAATTAGAAAACTTAGATGCAGATATTATTGGTACTCTAAGTAGCACTAATGATCCTGAGTATCTAGCATTCACAGTAGATAAAGATACTTTACCTACTAATACTATAAATGCAGTAGACAGAATAATAGATGCTGAAACAGCCAGACCAGGTTTCAATAGTATTCCACAACCAGCAGTAGGACAAAGATATCTTTCTTTAACTTCTGCAAAGTCAACTAGTGTATGGGGTATAGATATAGAAATGAACGATATTATAGAATATAACGGTTCAGCATGGGTTAAATCATTTGAGGCTAGTTCTTATAACTTACGTGCATATATCACAAATACATTTACAGGACAACAATTTAAATTTGAAAACGGAGAGTGGAGTGATACTTTCCAAGGAATATATGATGCAGGCTTTTGGCGACTTGAACTATTACAATAAGAAAGTTAGTATAAATGATAAAAGCCGCAGGTGCATGTATAATAGCAAAAGACACTAAAAGAATAATACTACAACAAAGAGACAAACATAGTTCTCACCCTAGAAATTGGGGATTTTGGGGTGGTAAAGTAGAAGAGGATGAAAATATTTCACAAGCACTTCTTAGAGAAGTTTGTGAAGAATTGAGAGTTAACATTAAAAAAGATGTTGTGAAAATATATCCATTGGATCAATATCATTCAAGAAATAAAGACTTTAGTTATTATTCATTTGTAATAGTTATTAAAAAAGAATTCATTCCAAGATTAAATCATGAGAGTGGAGGATATGCTTGGGTCGAACATGAGTACTTTCCAAAGCCACTGCATCCAGGTACTAGAAGAACACTGTTCAAAAAGAACAAACTGAAAGTAATTAGAGATATTATATCGTCACTCTAATCCTCAGGAATTCTATTAAATAGTATAGAGGAGACAGTAGTGGATATTATAGATTTCAAAAAACAGAAATTTATACGTGACTGTATTGAGTTTTTAAAGTCCAATAAAACGACTATAGAACTCAAGGAGGTCATTAATACCGCCACGCCTAGTTATATCGACTATCTCAAAAAAGGAGAAAGTGAAGATACTAAAAAAGTTATAGATGCAACTATAACTAAAGTAAAACAACTTTCACAAAAAGAAGTAACTGCTAATAGACAAAAAATTAATATTATAGCATTAAGTGTATTAGAAAAAATGGCTACTGATGATGACAAGTTTCACATTAAAGAAGTTACTGAAAGATATAGAGAAACAATAAATCCTATCAAAGCATTGTATTATGATTTACAAGAGATTATGTTTCTTTATGACGGAAAACCAAAGAATAAACACCATAAATTTTTAATAGAAAAATTTTCTGATAAAAAGGCTTTTGAAGAAATATTGTTTGCCGTAGAAAGAGATTTAGAAGATTTAACTCAATGTAAAGTTAGAATAAACAATTTAAAAGAAGAACTTGGATTTTCTAATAGAAGTGAATATCACAAAAAAGTATTAGATACTCATACTGAAATGAAACAATGGAAAAGATTGTTTTTAAAATTTCCTGAATGGGTTGAAGAAAATTATACTAAAGAAGAAAGTGGATCTTTACTTAGAACTCTTAAAAACTTTTTCTCATAAAAAAAGGGCGCCATAAAGACGCCCTTCTCTTTAAAATATATAGATAAGATTACTTACCAACTTTGATTTCGACCATACCTTCGCCTTCTTCGATTTTATCTTTGATTGCGATACCGATATATGCCGTACAACGTGGGTCTGCATCTTCTTTCCATGCTACTGCTACGCCTTTGTGGTCTGAGGCAACCATGATGTCACCTTTTTCTACTTTGCCCATAGCCTTAACTGGAACACGACCTTGTAATGCGATTGCTGGATGTGTTGCATCTGAACCTGCACCTTCGTTCATTAAGTATGCTGGTTTCATTGAAACAACGCCTGCCATCTTGCCTGCACCGTAACCTTCAGCGGCTGTAACTTCTTTTTCGCCACCGAACATCATTACTGTACCTTCATCATATTCACCGTCTGCTTCATAACGTTCTGCAAGGTCGGCATATTGAGCCGATGTTGCAACACCGTTTAGAGTACCAGCATTAGTGATGTCGTTACCACCCATATCTAAGTTTCCTGACATTGTATCACCTGCTTTTGCAACTTTACCTGCTAGGTTAGTTGTCATTG